CTAAATTACAATATCGTTTTAGAGTAAGTTTAGAAAACTTTGGTGTATCAACACCAACGACTGAGTTAACAAAACAAGTAGTAGATATAACAAGACCTAATTTATCATTTGAACAAGTAACAGTTGATGTTTACAACTCAAAAGTTTACCTTGCTGGTAAGCACACATGGGAAGCAGTAACATTGACTTTAAGAGAAGACGTATCAAACAACGTACAGAAATTAGTTGGTGAACAACTTCAGAAACAATTTGATTTCTTCGAACAAAGTGCGGCGGCTTCAGGTTCAGACTACAAATTTGTTACTAGAATTGAAATTACAGATGGTGCAAACGGTGCCAATGCTGTAAACGTTTTAGAAACATTTGAATTGTATGGTTGCTACATAGATTCAGCAAACTACAATCAGTTAGCATACGGTACTAGCGAACCAGTAACTGTAACGCTATCATTAAGATATGACAACGCAATCCAAACTCCACAAGGTACAGGAGTAGGAACAGCAGTAGGTAGAACTACGAACACTCTAATTACAGGCGGCGGTGCATAATTTTCATAAGCATTTATAAATTTAGAAAGGGGGCTACGGCCCCTTTTTTATTCTGTGACCCCCCATTTTTACATAACATAAATACTGTATATGGCAAATTTATTAAAAGGTTTTTTAGACAACGTGCTTAAAGGCACATTAAATCCAAAAGGCAATCTGGCTGATTTTGCCCATGCATCTAGACTTTATGTAGATGATAGTTTTAGATTAGCACCAAAACAAAAATTTTTATATCATGTTGTTTTCAACATTAATAGAAATAGTGTTCAATCAGATCCACCTGTAGATAATCATTTGACCGAATTGAATATGCTTGTGAAAAATGTGGACTTACCTAAATACACAGTAGACATAGCGACTGTTCAACAATATAATAAAAAAAGAAAATTACAAACAAGAATTGCATACGATCCTGTGACCATAGTATTCCATGATGACAACTATGGTGTAACAACGGCTTTGTGGGAACAATATTACAGATATTATTTCCAAGATGGAAGATATGGAAAACCAAACGCAGTTGGTGATCCAGCAACAACTTATCCAGAGTATAAGAGAGATGCAATATTTCAAAGCAATTATGAAAAAAGATTTGGTTTAGATGCTAATATAGATGAACCTTTCTTTACTAGCATTCAAATATATCAAATGGCGAGAAAAACTTACACTTGCTATACTCTAGTAAATCCAATTATACAACAATGGCAACATGATACATTAAACAATCAAGAAAGTGGACCAGTGGCTAACCAAATGTCTGTTGAATATGAAACAGTATTCTATTCTAGAGGACGTGTGATGCAGAATGGTGCACCTACAGGATTTGGAAAAGAACATTACGATAAAACACCTTCGCCTAATTCTTTGTCAGGTGGAGGATCTACGAGTTTATTAGGCACAGGTGGAGTTTTATCTGACTTATTTGGAGCCAACGATGGTCCATATACATATATCGGTAGTGCGTTAGGAAGTTCAAGAAGTGGTATTACTTTAGGTTCATTAATAAGAACAGCAAACAGATTAAAAAATGCAAAAAAACTTTCTAAGGCAGGTTTGGCACAAGAAGGTTTTAACATATTAACAGGTGCTATCGGAAGGATAGGTGGTACGGCTGACTCGGCTTACGGAATTCCAAACACTTTTATAGGTAGAAGTGTAAGTAATATCAGATCAGGAGTTACAAAAGCAATTAAAATAACAAGGGGTTCGTAATATGAGTAATATTCCTAATGAAACTAAAGACAGTCAAGCACCAGTAAAAGAATTTTTTGACAATTATTTTAATGAAACATTAACTTTTCCTGGAGCAGATGTAGATGCGGTAGTTGGTTATTTTGAATCAAGAGGTTTTGATAAAACTTCTAGTATTAGCACTGCTTCAGTAATTCTGCAACAAGCAAAGATAGATAATGTTAATGTGTTTGAACTTTTAGATACTTTAAAAGGATTGAATGGAACACAATTAAGTTATATAGTAACAGAAGTTTTGAACAACAATAGAGTAAACACATCATCACTTGGTTATAAAGTTCAATCACCTACCGACCTCACTGAAAAACGCAATATAGTGGTTTAATATAATGGCAAAGTTTGCTCAAGGAAGATTCAATATGAAAAATCCTGACAAGTATGTTGGTGGTAAAACACCTTTGTATAGAAGCAGTTGGGAATTTGCATTCATGAGATTTTGTGATGAAAGTCCAAGCATACAAAAATGGGCAAGTGAATCAATACGTATTCCTTATAGACATCCTTTCACTGGCAAATTTACAATTTATGTTCCAGACTTTTTTATAGCATACGCAGATAAGAATGGAAAACAACACGCAGAGGTTATCGAAATTAAACCAGAAAACCAAACGTTGTTAGAAAAAGCAAAATCAAAACAAAATCAAGGTCAACTTATTGTTAATAGAGCAAAATGGAAAAACGCTCAACTTTGGTGTAAAAACAAAGGTTTTAGATTTAGAATAATAAATGAAAAAGATATTTTCCATGGCACAAGATGAGTGTATTGAAAATAAAACAATGGGCCTGGCCTTATATTAAAAATTTCCGAACATACATAGACGTTGGTGCATTAGATGGCGATACATCTGCACCTTTTTTAAAAAACTTTAAAAAAGTTATTGCTTTCGAACCAAACCCTGAACAATATAAATTAATACCCGAAGGAATCGAAAAATATAATGTTGGATTAGGTGATAAAACAGAAAAGCGAATCTTGAAATTGCCTGACAATGGTTTAAATTTAGCCGCACATGGTAGTCTAGTAAAATATAGCACTGGTATAAAACAATTTGATGTGCAATTAGAAAGACTAGATGATTACAGTTTCACAGACGTTGATTTTGTAAAAATTGATGTAGAGCATTTTGAATTGCAAGTATGCAAAGGTGCAGAAATCACCTTGAAAAAATATATGCCTACTATCATGTTCGAAAATAAACGCAATGAAGCACTTGACTGCAAGGAATACCTCGAGACACTGGGTTATTCAACCAAGGTTTATAAGTCTGACACAGTGGCATACACCCCAAATAGATAAATACGTACATAATGAAAAGACTAGATTTAAGCGACCAAACGGCAATTAGTATGCCAATGAAAAACTTGATAGCCATTGTGTCAGCAGTGGCAGTTGGTGTATGGGCATACTTTGGTGTTATCGAAAGACTGAATAAATTAGAGACACAATCAGTACTTTTGGAGAAAGATATGAGTGCAGAGGATGAAAGATTGCACAATGAAGTTACTAAAAATACAGACTTCAGAATTAGATATCCAAGAGGAGAATTAGGTCAAAGTTCACAAGATATTGAACAATTCATGTTGATCGAGGATTTATACAAGAGTGTTGACAGAATGCAGAAACATCTTGATGACATGGCTAACAATAAAGTAAATATAGAGTTTCTTAAAGAGCAAATGGAAAAAGCACAAAATTCTATCGAAAAACTTAAAGACGCTGATAGAGAAATAGTATACAAAAACGGAAACTAATATGATAGAACAAGTTGTAGCCTTATTGATGTTTGTAAATGGTGAAATAAAAGAACATCGGATTCAAGGAAATATGGCAGGATGCCTTAGAGGCAAACGTCATGCCGAAAGAAATTACAGTCCAAGTGTAAAATATCAGTGTTGGAAAGGTAAAGCCGAGACTGAGATTTACATGGGTGAAAAATCAATTAAAGCAATCATATTAAAATAATGGACAGACTTATTTTTTGGTTAGTGGTTTTTGGTATAGCAGTCTATCTTGGCATATACGTTTGGTAGTCACCAATAAATATTTTCAACAATAGTTATGACCAAAAAATTAGAAGAATTACTTAATCTGCCTGAGTCACAAGAAATAGTGCAAGAAGAGAAAGCAAAAGCAGAAGCCGAAGACAAAAAGGCTGAGGACAAGCAACAATCATTACAAGCACAAAAGAATACAATGCGTGACATAGCCGAGTTTGACAAGATTGCGGCGGCACTTCCTAAGGTGGAAGGTCTGGGAGAAATGGGTGATTCCGAGCTCGATGACGTCGGCACACGGGCGATAAATGCCTATGAGGATCTCATGGACTTGGGCATGAACGTAGAAAGCAGATACTCAGCACGTATATTTGAGGTTGCAGGACAGATGCTAAAGACCACTCTTGATGCCAAAGTAGCAAAAATGGACAAGAAACTAAAGATGGTTGACCTCCAATTGAAGAAGCAAAAGCAAGATTCCAAGGCTGGAGATGGTGATGCAACCGTGATTCCGGGCGAAGGATACGTGGTAACTGACCGTAACAGTTTGCTGGAAAAACTTAAAAAGTTGGATAAATATAATAAAGATGACAAAGATGACAAGTAAATTACAACAGATATTAGCGGAAAGCAAAAAAACATACCCATTTAAAATTGGTATAGTTGGTGCACCTAAAGATATAGACGTAGGTGCTTTAGAAACTACACTACAAAAATTTGTAGTAGAAAAAATGAGTGCAGGCAAAAAAACTCCAATTACTAAAAGACCTTTAGACTTTCCACACATAGAAAATTCAGAAGTTACATATTTTGACGTAGAATTACAATACCCAACAACAAGTGCTGTATTACACAACTATCTTACTAAATCTTTAAACATTGCTGAAGCACATATGGTAGTTAGAAATCCTAATGAACCATTAGAAACGTATCAGGAAGAAAAAGATGATGCTCCATATGAGGCAAAGTTAAACAGCAAGTACGAAGACAGTAAAGACGAACAAAAGTCAGCAGGTACAAGCAGAGTTATGGAATTATTAAAAGAATTAGAAAAAGAAAGAAAAGAAAGATCAGCACCAGACGCCGCAGGTGATATCACACCAGGCGGAAATGTATTGCCAAACGAAGGCGACAGCAAAAACAAAATGTCACCTATTTCAGGCAAGTCGAAAGGTAAATAATAACATGGACATAAGAGATTTTTTAAGAAAAGTAGACAATATTCAAAACAAAGAGCAGATGAAAGAAGATGTGAAAAGAATTCATGTCAAAGAAGCCGCTCAAGTTATGTTGTATGGTGACACACCAGAAGAAATGAACGCAATCGCGGCAATTTTCAAAAATGCAGGATTGACTCCACCGGCACCAATGCCAGAGCCTAAGCCAGCAGAAGAAGTACAAACAAAAGAATATCACGATACTTTCAAAGCAAACACAACTCCAAAACCTGAATACAAAGATACAGGTTACATGACGAAAGACATAGCAGGCGGTGCCAACAAGCCAAAAAAAATGTTCAGAAAAGAATATCCAGGAGATAATCCAATGGCTGTTGAAACCGAAGACAAAACTAATTCTATTAAAGAAGAATTACAAAAAGCATACGAAGACTTCAAAAAAAAAGACTAGCGGAACGTCCACTAACTAAACCAGAAAAGCGTAAAGTCACCCACTACAAAAAGAAATTTGACAAGAAAAATGTCAAAAAAGACTTTATAAAACGTTATGGAAAAGAAAAAGGCACCGCGTATATGTACGCAACCATCAATAAGATGGCTAAAAAACACGCATAGCCAATTTAATTTTCACCACCCTAATACAGCATAAGTATAATATATGAGTAATAAAAGTTTAGATGGTGTATTAACGAAGAAAGCACACACAAGGGAAAAATTTTCTGAGGAACAAATTCAAGACCTTGTTGAATGCTCCAATTCCAAAACAGGCTTTGAATATTTTGCAAAGAAATTTTTCTTTATTCAACATCCTGTAGAAGGTAAGATGTTATTCCAACCTTATGAATATCAAAGAAATTTACTCCACAGTTATCACGATCATAGATTTAATGTTAATATGTTGCCTAGACAAAGTGGTAAAACTACCACCGCGGCTTGTTATCTATTATGGTTCGCTATGTTTCACCCAGACCAAACAATTCTTATCGCGGCTCACAAATACACAGGTGCCCAAGAAATCATGCAACGTATCCGTTATGGATATGAACTTTGTCCTAATTACATAAGAGCAGGAGTTATAAATTACAACAAAGGTTCAATGGAGTTTGAAAATGGTAGCAGGATTGTTAGTGCTACAACAACAGGCAATACTGGTAGAGGTATGTCTATATCACTTTTATATTGTGATGAGTTTGCATTTGTCAATCCAGGAATAGCACAGGAGTTCTGGACTTCTATTTCACCAACACTTGCGACAGGTGGTCGTGCAATTATCACAT